GGTTTAAAGTTTCTCGTTTGCGTTCTTGTTCTAAAAAACCCTTTATGTTCTGGGTAGGTGTTCATAAACCAACGAGCGTAGAACGCTGTATGATTATTAGGTAGTTTAAACTCAGAATCACTGTTTACTTCCGACCTGTGCATCTCCCATCTTATTCTTTCAAAGATAGCTTTTGTGGAATAGTTTTTATATCCCTTGTTTATTCTATCGAAGGTAAACCAAACAAAGTTTTCCCATACATCGGGATTGCTCTCGTGATACGCTAATGCCTCTTCTTCCATCTGTTCTTGTCTGGTTTTCATATCATTACTCCTAGTGGGTTTCTGACCAGTTATTACCGATTTGATATTCGCCCGTAAGGGGACAGTTGAGTTTGTAGTGGATGCCCGAGGCTTCGATACAAGAAACTGCAAGCCGTCCAAAAGCATCTGCTTGGTCTTCTCTAACTTCTGTTTGAATTTCATCATGTATATTTCCTATAAATTTGTAGTCTAAGTTCCAAGCACTGGCGTATTCGTCAAGCAAACATAATGCCTTCTTCATAACGATAGCGCCTGCCGATTGTAACAATGTGTTTAATGCCGCGTGTTCTGAGCGTACGTAGACTCGTCTCCTATCCAATCCAAAAACGTAGCCTCTTGTAGCTGATACACTAACTCTTTCTCGTAAGTCTCTAAGAGATGGCGTGTTGCTGAGGAATTTCTCCTTAAGTCGTCTACCATCTCTAGCATTTCCACCAACGATACTTCCGATTTTAGCGTCTCCTGCTCCATAAAGGAACGCATATATGAAAGTCTTTGCTTGACTTCGTGTGTCAACACCGCTAGCAAGCTGATTTGCTGTATGAATGTCTCCAGTGAGTATTTCATTTGTATATGCCTCATCGTTCATGTAGTGTGCAAGCATTCGTAACTCTAGCCCCGATGCGTCCATACCGACAACTTTGTAGCCTTTGGGTGATGTCCAACAGGCTCTACAGTCCTTGCCGTAAGGTGCATTAGAACTTGGTACTTGTGCCATGTTGGGACTAGAATGCGTCATACGTCCCGTTACAGCCCCATTAGAATTAACGTAACCATGTACCCTACCATCGTCCTCAACAGCGTCTAACCATGATTGTATCTGTGCAATACGCTTCTGAACCATTAGGTACTCAGCAATCATATTAGCTTCAGGTATCCCAGTTACTTTAGATAGTACGGACTCATCAACAATGGCTTGACCCTTGTCTGTAAACTTCTTGGGCTTCCAACCAAAGTATTGTAAGTACCGACCTATCTGCTGTCTTGAACCTAAGTTAAACTCAGGATAGTCCAGTCTACTAAACTCACCACCAACAGTTACCCATTGGTCTCCGAGGAACTTCAAGCCAACTACTGACAGGCTATCGTCCTTCTTGAACTTGGGTTTGATTGTCTTGATAAACGTAGGCAAAGGTTTGAATGTTTGCTGTACCTTATCTTCCAAATCAAACTTACGTTCCTTGAGTTCAGCCAACAGGACAAAAGCTTTCTCTTGGTCTAAGAGCCAACCATTCTCCGTTTGGTTTGTAATAATGCTTTGTACTCTATGCTCAAGGCTAATGCTTTCGCTTCCAAAGCCAGAAAGTACGCCTTGTAATGCATCGTACACTTTGACATTAACCAGTACATCTTGCTTACAATAGTCCACCATATCCTGCGAAAATGTATCCCAATCATTGTGTTCTCCTTTAGGGAAACCCAAACGCTGTCCCCAGTTATCTAATGAATGACCACCTTCCCGTGATGGGTCAGTAAGTCTTGACAACACCAATGTGTCAGTTACTTTACAACTACTGAAGTCCGTGCCAAGTAGACGTTCCAATACTGGTATGTCGTAACCAATAATGTTGTGTCCGATGACCTCGGCATCTTTGATATAGGCATTGAAGTCCTGCAACGTATCACCTGAGAATACAATAGTCTCACGGTTCGATAGGTCGCAAGCCACGATTACCCAAACCTTAGTAGGCTTCAGTCCGTTGGCTTCTATATCAAATACAACCTGCTTCACTTAGAACTCCTGCTTCTCGTCTGCAACTGGGCATGATGTCTCAATCATACGACCAGTATCTTTATCATAATATAAGTAGCAAGCGGGACCCGTTAGACCTGCAAACCTGTTCTTCAGTACGCGCACCGTAGTGGTGTTTCGTACCGTCGGGTCAGAGTTCTGTTGGTCGCGCTCAAGACCAATCACCATGTCAGATAACTGTGCAATAGATGCCGAACCTCGCAACTCTGCCAAGCTAATCTGTCCACCGTCTTCGTGTGCTTTACCTGACGGTCTGCGTAGGTGAGACACCAAGAACAAACCAACACCTGTCTCCTGTACCAACTGACGTAGCTTGGTCATAATAGAGTCAATGGCTTTACGCTCATCTGCAATCTCTTGGTCGGACACAACGATGCTCAAGTGGTCAAGAATAATCCATTTGCAATCAAGACCTTTCGCCATATACCTAATGCGACTTAGTAAGTTATCCTCATTGGTTGAACCCCAGTGGTCGAACATAAAGATACGTCCTGTACCCAACGTCTTGTCCCAAAAGACTTTCTTGGTTTCCCTGTCAAACTCTCGGCTAAGATGTAAAGTCTGATTAGCCTCGATGCTCATAATCCCTAGAGCCGTCTTTGGTATGTCCTCCTCTAGTGCAAGTATGCCAATGTTGTCGTCAGTCGCACCTAGTAAGTAGTGTTCCAACTCTCTGACAATCTGTGATTTACCCATACCTGAACCACTGGTTATTGTTACTAGTTCTCTTTCTCTGAATCCATAGGTGAGGTCGTTGAGGCATTCCCACGGGTAAGGGATAGATTGGACTTCTTCTTGCTCAATGATTGACTCCCATGTATCGCTACCAGAGATAATACCATCAGGGCGATAAGTTTTAGCATTCCACCACTCCTTTATAAAACCTTGTACATTACGTTCCTTCAGCATTTCACCTGCGTCCTTTACAGGTAATTTTACGTTCTTCGCTTTGTTGGGTGTAAATAAATCTAACACCGCACGAGATGCTTCCTGACCCGCTGTATCGTTATCAAAACATATTACTACATTCTCAAAGGATTCAAGCCACTCCAAGTTCTGCTTGATGTCCTTTACTGCTCCTGATGCGCCTGACCGTATTGACACAACTGCCCATTTACCGTCAAACATTTCCGACACCGCTAGTGCGTCAGCCTCTCCTTCTACTACTGTTATGTATTTACCACCGCCCTTGAATGCTTGCTGACCGAACAGACCCACGTTATCAAACGTACCGCTAGAGTAGAATGCTTTGTTATCTACAATGCGCGACTTAGTCCCTGTCTGTGCGCCTGTGTCCTTGTCAAAGTAAGGGTAGTGGTGCTTGCTTATGTTCCCTTCTGTGTCGTATTCAACGGTAACGCCAAACTTTTTGCACGTTGCCTCTGAGATACGTCTGTCTGGGATTGATGCTATAACGCCATTCATTTCTAATTTCCTGTATGCCTTAGGTTTACTCTCTATAACCTGACCATCGCCTCTCTCGTAGTAATCACAACCGCCTGTAAAACAGACGGCATGACCATCAGAGTATCTCGCCAAGTTATCCTTTGAGCCACACGCAGGGCATGGCTCGTGTCGGACAAAGTGAGAGTCAGACATTAAAAGTCCCCGCCACCATCAGAGGCTTCGGCTAACTCCAACACCTTGACCTTAGATAGATAGGTTGATGTACCGTGTACTGGGTGTGGTTTACCCTCTGCATACTGAACGCGAACCTTTGAGCCTCGCGTCAAGCGACCACTGAAGTCGTTGCCGTCAGCATCAAACATAGGCACTTCATACTTGGTGCTGAACTTACGTTGCTTGACACCTTCGTACTCGCGTAGTTTGACACCCTTGTTGGCTAACTCATCAGCCTGTGCGTCTTCCAATGATAGGACTAGGGAATACTTACCCGTTGATTGACCCTGATATTCTTCGTGTTCGTCAAGGTTTGCGAACGCTACGTTACCTTCTAATACTGCCATAGTAATTTACCTCGTTATAAAAAAAGATTACTTAAGTATACTTTAGAATACTTTAGAATATATCTTTAATGTTTATAAACTAAAGTATCTAAGTATATTATATCATGTATTACTGCTGTTTGCAACTATGTTTATAAATTAATTGTTACTCCTTATTATATCACGTTCCTCCGCTGTTGACCAGTTCTCCTCTATCGCTTCATCTGATGCCGTGTGGCAATCTGAACATAGGTCTATAAATTCGTCTGTTACTCTGTCTCTCTTACGCAATTCTGCCTCAGTCAGTATGACATCACAGGCTTTACATCTACTCATAATCAATCTCCTTGTATGGTCTGCCGTATGTAAACACTAGGAACGGTAGCATCAATACTATGCCCTCAAAGGGCATCGTGCTGTGTTCCTCTGTCTCGCTATTATAAGTCCATACAGGTCGTGAATCAACAAATTCTAGGTCGATACCAACACCGTTTCGTAGTTCCACTGTAAATAGCCTGTTAAATAGTATTGTATTAATCATCTTGTTACACCTCCTCTACGCCGTCGATTTGGCAGTTGTGGGAATCAATTATATTATAGGTAGCCTCGTCGTATTCACCACCCAAAACTTTTTCTTTTGCCTCGCTCTCGTCTTTAGCCACAACATTATAGCTAAACTCGACCTCCTCTGTTAAATATACTCTATACGTCTTCATCTTGTTCGACCTCCTCGTCGTAGTCATCGTTGTCGTCATACGGCTTGTAATAGCCTCTCTGCTCTACATAATCGCTGTAGTCATAGCTTGGGTCGTCATCGACCCTGCAATATTCTCTACCCATTTATACTCGCTCCTATAATCTGTGCGTACTCGTAACCGTCTGCAAAGCCTCGCTTGTAGTCCTCGCTCTCGTCTGGGTCGCAATTGTACCCGCTCAACCCATCGTATTCGCCTCGCTCGTAGTCTGTCAACTCCTGCCAGTACTCCTGCAGATTATACTGCTTGTCTGCCAGTGTTTCAAGCTGTGCTTGTTCTCTCGCGTCTCTACTCATAGTTAAAGCCCCATATAGTTAATTAATATTTTATAGCCTAACATAAAGACCACACCCAATACAACACCCTGTATAAAACTATTCATAAATTCCCCCGTTACCAGTTATGCACCACGCCCGCTATAGTTGCTGTTAGTTT